CGCGTATACATGCTATTCCACAGCCACAATCCCCAAAAACTGGGGAAAAGGGCCAAGGAATCCTGCCCCCTCAGGGGTAAATCACTGAAAACGGGTAAGGAATCCTACCCCCCCGGATATACTATACGTTTTTCTGAGTTGACTTTCTCTAAAATGAGAAATATCCTTTGCTAGCGAGTCAAGCATCGCACGCTGGAAAGGGGGGTCACCTGTGTATCTCCTTCCACCTCTAGAGAAAGGGTGACCCCTCATGTCCAGACTCATCTGGGAAGACGAATCCGGCGAGATACAGCTTGATGAAGAGCGGATGGGGGAGTGGTTTGCGATGGCAATCCACAATATCCAGCACTACGACATCGCCGAAGACGAGACAGCATGGATGCTTTTCCTTATGGGGGCCGAAACTGCGGTCAGGGGTAACCGGGGAGACACGCCATATGAGACGGAGGACTCGTAAGAGTGACCCGAAGGTTAGCACAGCCACCCAGACACTTACATGCGCCGGTTGTGGAGAGCGGTTCCAAGCCCGTGATAACGACTGGGTCGCACTCGCAACGGGAGCCTACGTCCACTGGGGTGGTAGATGGGGGCAAGGTTGCCATGAAACCTACGGCAAAGCCTACAGAGACCAAATCCGAGCCGATGAGGCACGAAGCGTGGATGAGAAAAGCCGCGCAAGAGGCCGACAGGCTGCACAAAAAGTTGACCGAAAAGATGTCGAGTTCTTCTTCTGACTTAGTCCACAAGCCGTCCCACTACAATCAGTCTGGCATTGAGTGCATTGAGGCCATCCGGGCGTCGTTAGGGCCAGAGGGTTTTCGTAACTACTGTCAGGGCAATGCGATGAAGTACCTGTGGAGACACAAGTACAAGAACGGCAAGCAGGACATAGAGAAGGCACAGGTCTACCTGAACTGGCTACATGAGGCGTATGACGACTGATGAAGTACAACTCAGATTTCAGGTTCGACCTCGCCCGTGGCCAGAAGGCCGAGAAGTGGTTGGGTGGACTTCTGGAAGCTGACACGCTTGAGGTCAAGCGAGACTTCATCGCGCACAAGACCAAGCGCGTATATGTCGAATACGAGTGTAACGGTAAGCCGTCAGGCATCACGAAGACTGAAGCTGACTGGTGGGCCTTTGTCATGGACGACTGTGCCGTGATGATACCCACGACAAAGCTGAAGGAACTGGTTTCCATCGCTGTAGATAAGGGGCGGTATCGCCGAGGCGGGGATGGCAATCGTTCCGTAGGTGCGCTCATTGAACTGAAGGACTTGGTGGAGTACCTGCAACTCCCTCCATCAACCACTGAGGAGTAAATATTAAATGGACTTTCAGGATTACCAGCAGAAAGCACGAGAGACAGCTATCTACCCACGCGAGTACTCCGTCCTCTACCCAACGCTAGGTCTTTGTGGTGAAGCCGGTGAGGTTGCCGAGAAGATTAAGAAGGTCATCCGTGACAACGGCGGCGAGTTCACCGAGTTTGACCGGATGAACATCCGCAAGGAACTAGGTGATGTCCTCTGGTATATAGCCCAGATTTGCTCCGACCTCGACCTGCGGCTGGAGTCTATCGCTGTGGCGAACGTCGAGAAGCTGCGGACCGCTAACAAATATAGGCGCTTGGCCACCTGTGCGTGATAGTTTGTAGGTGTGGCGTATAACATCCCACATCGGTGACAATGGAAGCATCCGCACAAGAACTCCTTAAAAACATTGATAAGCTGCCACCTCAACACTACGAGGCTCTCACGAAAGCCTTGGCAAAGTGGCATGAGGCAAAGCAGCACGAGAAGGCGAAGACCAGTTTCCTAGACTTTGTGAAAGTCGTATGGCCCTCCTTCATAGAGGGGCCGCATCACCGCATCATGGCTGACAAGTTTCAGAAGGTAGCCGATGGTGAGTTGAAGCGTATCATTATCAATATCGCTCCTCGCCACGGAAAGTCAGAACTGACTTCATGGCTCCTTCCCGCTTGGATGCTTGGCAAAGACCCTAGCAAGAAAATCATCGCTGCCACGCACACCGCTGATTTCTCTGTCAGGTTCGGTCGAAAGGTTCGTAACCTTATCGACACCGAGTCATTCAAGTCGGTTTTTCCCAGCGTCTCCCTCAGGGCAGACAGTAAGGCCGCTGGCCGCTGGGACGTATCAGGCGGCGGAGAATACTTCGCTGTTGGTGTAGGCGGTGCCATGACTGGTCGTGGTGCTGACCTTTTGATTATTGATGACCCACACTCAGAGACGGCTGGTATCAGTCCGTCGCTTGATTACTTCGACAGTGTGTACGAGTGGTACGCATCTGGCCCTCGGCAGCGTCTTCAGCCGGGTGGGGCCATCATTATTGTGATGACACGCTGGCATGAACTAGACCTGACCGGTCAGATACTCCAGTCATCCGAAGAACGCAAAGGCTCCGACAAGTGGGAGGTTATCGAACTCCCCGCCCTGTACGACGATGGTGAGCCGCTGTGGCCAGACTTCTGGAGCAAGGAAGAACTTACGGCCCTGAAGGCCGAACTACCAATTTCAAAATGGTCTGCCCAGTACCAGCAGAAGCCCACCTCTGAAGAGGGTGCGCTTATCAAGCGAGAGTATTGGAGGGAATGGCGCAAGCCCAACCCACCAGCCTGTACATATATTATTCAGTCGATAGACACGGCGCACACCAAGAATGCGCGCTCTGACTACTCGGCCATCACCACTTGGGGCGTGTTCGACTATCCGAATGAAGACGGTCAGATGACCCCGAACATCATCCTTCTAGACGCAATCAACGAAAAGCTGGAGTTCCCTGAACTCAAGAACAGGGCGCTGGAGCAATACTATGAGTATGAGCCTGATGGATACCTTATCGAAGCTAAAGCTGCGGGTCTCCCGCTCATACAGGAACTTCGCGCTTCGGGTATTCCTGTTCAGGATTACACTCCGAGTCGCGGCCAAGATAAGCTATCGCGAGTTAACTCAATCACGGACATCTTCGCGAATGGTATCGTCTGGTATCCCAAGACACAGTGGGCAGAGCAACTGGTCGAGCAATGTGCTGCATTTCCTAATGGGGCGCACGACGACCTTGTGGACTGCACGACGCTGGCGCTGATGCGCTTCCGGCAAGGTGGATTTCTAAGTCTGTACAACGACTTTGAGGATGAAGAGCCGGACTGGCGTCCGCGCAGAGGTAACCGTTTTTATTAAGGAATGACGATGGAAGAAGAAGATATGCCGGTAGAAGACGGCGTCTCTGTGGGCGTTCTAAACCCAGAGGCCGTCGTGATTGCTGATGATGACGGTAGCGTACTGATAGATTTCGAGCCGGGTTCTGAGGAAGAGAGCATCCCGTTCGACGCAAACCTTGCCGAGTATATGGAAGAAGGTGAGCTAACCCTTCTCGCGTCGGACCTGACCGCAGCTTACGATGAGGACCGAGCGTCTCGTAATGAGTGGGAAGAAGCCTACATGGATGGCCTTGACCTGCTTGGCGTCAAGATTGAGGACCGCACCACGCCGTTTGACGGAGCCACTGGGGTAACGCATCCCATCCTGAGTGAGGCTGTTATTCGCTTTGTGTCTCAGGCGATGATGGAAATCTTCCCATCCAACGGCCCTGTCCGCACCACAGTCATCGGCAACAAGACTATGGAGCGCGATGAACAGGCGCGCCGGGTACAGGACTACATGAACTACCTCCTGACTGAGGAGATTGAGGAATACCGCCCGTCCACCGAGCAGCTTCTGTTCAAGACAGCCCTTGCCGGGTCAGGCTTCAGGAAAGTCTACTACGACCCGCAGCACAACAGGCCGGACAGTATCTTCATTCCAGCCGAGGACTTTGTCGTTAGCTACGACACGACAGACATCAAGTCCTCTCCTCGCTACACACATGTCATGCGGAAGAGCGACAACTTCGTCCGCAGGATGCAACTCAGCGGGTTTTACAGAGATGTAGACATAGGAGACCCAACGAATGAAGGCACTGACATCCAAACCAAATACAACGAACTCACAGGAGTTACGGAAGTCTCAGAGACGGATGTCAGAACCCTCCTCGAAATCTTCGTTGAACTCGACCTGTCAGGGTTCGAGCATACCGGAAGCGATGGAGAGCCAAGCGGACTCAACCTCCCATACGTCGTCACAATCGACCAAACCTCAGGCTCCGTCCTATCAATTCGCCGTAATTATCAAGAGGACGACCCACTAACCCAGCCTCACCAGCACTTTGTTCACTACAAGTTTCAGCCGGGTCTAGGCTTTTACGGGTTTGGTCTTATCCACCTGATTGGCTCCATCGCCAAATCATCCACATCTATTCTCCGTCAGTTGATTGATGCCGGTACTCTAGCCAATCTTCCGGCTGGATTTAAGGCTCGCGGCCTCAGGATTAAGGGCGATGACCGTCCTATTGAGCCGGGTGAGTTCAGGGACATTGACCTTCCGGGCGGCGCTATCAGGGACAACATTCTGCCCCTGCCATTCAAGGAACCGTCCCCTACCCTTGCCCAGCTTATGGGTGTGCTGGTTGAGGAAGGCCGCAGGATTGCTTCGATTGCAGACCTGCAAATCGGAGAAGGAAATCAGGAAGCTCCAGTCGGTACTACTATCGCACTGATTGAGCGTTCAATGAAGGTTATGTCAGCGGTTCACGCAAGATTGCACAACAGTCTGCGTCGTGAGTTCAAGCTGCTGGCAAGCATCATCAGAGATACTCTACCGGAGTATCCATATGACGTTGGGGAAGATTCTCTTATTGCAAGGTCAGACTTTGACGACCGCGTTGATATCATCCCAGTTTCTGACCCCAACGCCACATCGTTCGCGCAGCGGATTATGCAGCAACAGGCTGCGCTGCAAACGTCAGCGCAAGCACCGCAACTATATGACCTGAGGAAACTGCATCGCTCTTTCCTCAAGACCGTAGGCGTGGACGGTGTGGACGAAATCGTGCCGGACCCGACAGATGTCCCAGCCTTCGACCCAGTGTCGGAGAACGCTAGGATGATGTCAGCCGCACCCGTGAAGGTGTACGCATATCAGGACCATGACAGCCACATCTCGGCTCATATGTCCCTGATGCAAGACCCAAGTCTGCAACAGAACCCAATGGGCAAACAGATTGCAGCGGCTCTATCGGCTCACATCTCCGAACACATGGCACACAAGTATCGTAACGATGCACAAGAACTGATTGCTGATGAACTCCCACCGCTCGGCGTACCGGAAGACAAGGGTCTCACCGAGGAGGAGGAGATGAGGATTGCAGGTCAGGCAGCCCAAGCGGCAGCCCAGATTACTGGCAAGGCGCAGCAGCAAGCAGTTATGGAGAAGCAGATGGCCGCAGCACAAGACCCTGTCATGCACGACCTATTAAAGGGTCGTAATTAAACAGGCACTGACCACTAACAGCATGTTATATATAGGCTATGGGAGTAATACATGACCCCTGAGGTTCATGCATTTGCGGAAGAACTCCGCAAAACCCTTCGGACTTACATGAATGAGATGACCGACATGGTCGCTCTTGGGTCCGCAAAAACATTCGACGAGTACCAGCGAACAGTCGGCCATATCGAAGGATTGGCGATTGCGGAGCGTGAGCTTCTTAACTTGTTGAATGTATCCGACAACTCGGATTAACGGCGTGGCTTGACCGCCTGAAACCAAGCTATCTAGGAGATGAAATGTCATCCGTTTATTCAACGGGTGAGATTGTCGTGCCTGACAATCCACCTGCACCCAAGGGATATCATCTATTGATGGTGATGCCCAAGGTAGATGAGAAGACCAAAGGCGGCATTCTGTTGCCCGGTGATGTAAAGAACCGGGAAGACGTTGCTTCGATTGTTGGAAAAGTAGTCAAGATTGGGGACACAGCGTACCCCGAAACTGACGCAAGGTTTGCCTCTGGCCCGTGGTGCCACGAAGGCGACTGGGTGATGGTGTCAAAGTATGCCGGTCACCGCTTTGAGTATGACGGAGTTGAGATGCGTATCCTAAACGATGACGCAATCCTCGCAGTTGTAGACGACCCAACTAAAGTTTCGAGGGCAACGGCATGAGCGACGAAGAGATTAAAGATGACGATTTTAAAGAAGTCGAACTTGAGCAAGAAGAAGACAGCCAAGAAGCAGCCAGCACCGGAGACGGAACTGGAGATGCTGAAGCGTCTTCGTCAGGAGAGACGGCTGAAGAACCAAAGAAGCCGTCAAAATTCCAAAAGCGAATAGACGACTTAGTCCATAAGCAACGCGAGGCTGAACGGCAGCGCGATGAGTACTATAAGGTTGCTCAAAAGATTATGGACGAGAACAACTCTCTGCGTCAAGCAGCGCAGGAGTTTTCCAGCACATCTGTCAATGAGATGGAAGCTCGTATCGAGTCTGACATTGAAAAGGCTAAGTCTGATTATCGTAAGGCTTACGAGGACGGTGACGCTGATAAAATCATAGAAGCCCAAGACCGTATGATTAAAGCGGCCTCGCAGAACGCGAAGCTGGACAACATGCGGTCTCAGGCAGCCCCTGAGAACTATCAGCCTCAGGAGCCTATTGCACCACCTCCAGACACAAAGGCTCTGGAGTGGGCCTCGCGTAACCAGTGGTTCCAGAAGGACATGGTTATGACAAACGCTGCATACGCCATCCATGATGACGTAGTGCGCAGTGGGGTACAGGCCAGTACTGAACAGTACTACGACCTCATTGACCAGCGCATGCGTGAGGAGTTCCCTCACAAGTTTCAGGAAGAGGCGCAGGACACGCCTAGTCCAGCCCGGAAGGGCAACGTAGCACAAGTGGTTACGCCCGGCGGCAACGAAAGTGGTCGCTCAAAGAAAGTCCGACTCTCACCTTCACAGGTGGCCGTAGCTAACCGGCTTGGTGTTTCTCTTGAGGAGTATGCCAAGCAGTTTGTTGCGCTTAATAAATAGGAGACATTCACATGTCTGACTCAGCAAAAGTCTCTCGCACTCCCCGTTCAGTTGAGAAGCGTGAACAGGAGACGCGCCCCCAAACATGGTCACCGCCCAACATGCTACCCGACCCTCTCCCGAAGGATGGTTACTCCTTTAAGTGGGTTCGCATTTCGACGCAGGGGCAAGATGACCCGATGAACTATTCCAAGAAACTCCGCGAAGGTTGGGAACCCGTTCCCCTCGCAGAGGCTCCTGAAATGGAACATCTCGTCCTCGACCCTAACCCCCGTTTTAAGGGGAATGTAGAGGTCGGTGGTCTGCTTCTTTGTCGGATGCCCGAAGGCATGGCACAGCAGCGGAACGAGTATTATCGCAATCAATCTGAGGATGCGATGCGTTCTGTTGATAACACGCTGATGCGGGAATCCAATCCTCGTATGCCCATGAGTTCCCCACAAAGGGATTCAAGGGTGTCATTTGGCAAAGGCTCCTAATTTGAAGGTTAGGGGCTAAAACTCTAGGAGGACTTCATGTCTGCTACTTCAGCCCCGCGTGGCTTGAAGCCGGTCGGAATCCTTGGGGGTATGCCGTTTGCTGGTTCGACTCGTCTTCTCAAGATTAAGAACAACTACAGCACGGCTATCTTCAATGGTGATGTCGTCGGCCTCGCTGCCACCACTGGTTCGGATGATGGTCACCTCGTCCGTGAAACCGCTGCTGGTGAAGTTAACCCGATTGGTGTTTTTCTCGGTTGTTCCTACACCGACCCTAACACCGGTCAGCCTACTCACTCGCAGTATTACCCCGGTTCGATTGCAAAGGATGACATCCAAGCAATCGTCGCCGTCAATCCCTTCACCCTGTACGAAGTCCAAGCCGACGGCGCACTTACCCAAGCAAATCTGGGTATGACCGTTGACCTTGTTCAGACGCAAGCTGGTTCTACCGTAACTGGTAACTCCGGCCTTCAGGCAGATGCATCGACTGCTTCTGTCGGCGGCGAACTGTTCAAGATTGTGGACTTTGTGGACCGCGTCGGTTCGTCCATTGGCGATGCCAAAACGGACATCATCGTAATGATGAATATGGCCGAGAACGTCCTTACCACAGACACAATCACCTAAGGGAGTTAGAAAATGGCTATCGCACGCGCGCAGCTTATGAAAGAACTCCTGCCGGGACTGAATGCTCTGTTCGGTATGGAGTACGCACGTTACCCAGAAGAGTGGCGTAACTGTTATGAGGTCGAGAACTCGGAGCGTAGCTTTGAGGAAGAGACCAAATTGAGTGGCTTTGGAGCCGCTCCCGTCAAGGACGAAGGCGCAGCCATCACCTATGACGATGCACAAGAGGCATATACCGCACGGTATACGCACGAAACTATTGCCCTTGGCTTCTCAATCACAGAAGAAGCAGTCGAAGATAATCTCTACGATTCTCTTTCGGCTCGCTACACCAAGGCGCTTGCCCGTGGCTTCCAGCACACCAAGGAAGTTAAGGGTGCTGCTCTCTTCAATGAGGGCTTCACCGGTCAGACCGGTGGCGACGGCGTGTCGCTGTTCAACACTGCTCACCCGCTGGTGAACGGTGGTACGAACGGTAACCGTCCCTCCGTTGCTGTTGACCTGAACGAGACCTCCCTTGAGGCTGGCATCATCGCCATCGGCAAGTGGACAGACGAGCGTGGCCTCAAGATTGCCGCCCGTCCGACCAAGCTGGTTATTCCTTCGGACCTCCAGTTCGTAGCCGAGCGCCTGATGCAATCTGAACTGTCCACGACTGCTGGCGGTTCCAACGCATTCGCGAAAAACGACATCAACGCACTGAAGTCGATGTCGGCAGTTCCGGGTGGTTACATGGTTAACCATTACCTGACTGACGCAGATGCTTGGTTCCTCGGCACGGACATTCCGAATGGCTTCAAGCACTTCGTTCGTGTCCCGATGGCGACTTCTATGGAAGGCGACTTTGAGACTGGCAACGTCCGCTACAAGGGCCGTGAGCGTTACAGCTTCGGCTACTCTGACCCGCTGGCCTATTACGCCTCGCCGGGTGCCTAATCCTAGAGGGGCGGGGAAACCCGCCCCTCTTTTCTTGTAGGAGGACATAATGTCAGACATTACCACCACCACGGTCACTGCTGACGGCGTGGCTGTGAACCACCCTGCACGGGTCAAAAGCATCTATTACATCCGTGGTTCTAGCGCGGGTTCAATCGTCCTCAAGGACGGTGGTGCGTCTGGCACTACTCTCCTCACCCTGACGACACCGGGCGCGGGGACGGGCGTCGATGCCGCCAACACAATGTCAATTCCAAGTGACGGACTTCGCTTCACCACCAATGTCTACGTTGATGTAACCAACGTGTCATCGGTGACGCTCTTCCATGCCTAGGAAAAAAGAAAAGCCAATCAAAACCTCTGTTAAGTCGGGCAACTTCCGACCGACTAAGCAGGGTGCTGGCATGACCAAAAAGGGTGTGGCTGCTTATCGCCGCGCCAACCCCGGAAGCAAGCTAAAGACTGCTGTCACTGGTAGCCCCGCGAAGGGGAGTAAAGACGCCAAGCGTCGTAAGTCGTTCTGCGCGCGAAGCGCCGGACAGATGAAAAAGTTTCCCAAGGCAGCCAAGAACCCCAACAGTCGCCTTCGTCAGGCGCGTAAGAGATGGAAGTGCTGACATGGCAGAGGCTGTAGAAGTAACGCTCGCGCGTTTAGAAGAACGTATAAAGACGCTGTCTGATGAGGTGAGGCATGTTCACGAAGAGGTGTCCGACCTGAAGGCCCAAGCGAACCGCTGGAAGGGCGCGTTCTGGGTAATGATGGCTATTGGCGGCGTCGTAGGTGCAGTAGCACACATTTTTGTAGGATGGATGAAATGAGCAAAGACCAAGGCACTATGGCGCGCAGTAGGCGTAAGGCGCAAGGACCACGCCCGTTGCGGTCTAGACCAATGACTACCCCAACATCAAAGCCGACCAATCGCCAGCGTAAGGAATATCATAACCGCGCTGACACCTTTGTCGGTCACGTTGACCAAGTCATGAACCCCGGAAAGATTTATCGCGACCCCGGCAAGGGACCAAGCATTGGCCGTGACCGTGTTATCCCCGCAGCGAGTGAGGTTGCTCTCGGCTTCAAGCGTTTTGTCGAGGACAAGATGGACGGTGAGAAGATGGCATATGGCGGCAAGCCCAAGAGCAAAAAGGTCAAGGGTAAAGCCAAGTCCATCGACGGCATCGCGCAGCGTGGCAAGACAAGGGCATCCAGCCGATGAGCATCAACAGAGCCAACATGGCCAATCAGGTTTCTAAGCCTCCGATGAAGAAGCCGAAGCCAAGGATGAAGGCGTTTGACGAGTTTTACAAAAAGAATGGCTACCGCCACAAGGCTGACCCTCGCCACGCCATGAATGCTGAAAGCACAAACCCAAGGGGCATGAAGCATGGTGGCCCTACTTGTCGTGGCATGGGGGCCGCTAAGAAGGGTGGTCGCTACAAGACATAGTGGAGCATGTGTTCCTGCTGATGGTCTACCTCGGAACGGGAGATTTCCGAAGGCTGGCTAGCGGTGACATGTATTTCCAGAGTGCAACAGAGTGCAATTTCTTCGCCAAGGAGATGGCAAAGAGATACGGCAACTATGAGTTCAGTTACCTCATGGACCAGCGTGACAGGGTAACTGCGTACTGTATCCCCAAGTACATCGAAAGGGGTTCCGTAAAAGTTTACTAGGGGTGGGGAATGATTGACCCGATTTCGGCGCTCAGTGC